ACGATTGCGGTTGCTGAGTTGGTTAAGGGAAACTTGAAGGGCTTTTCTGCGTTTACCGTAGAGGATACGTTTGTGTACAATCATTGCTACGGTGTCTTCGTAGCGGTAGACTCCTTCAGAGTCGAACATCAAAGGGAGAGTGAAGTTTGAGTTTACATCTTCTTTGGTCAACAGTTTAAACCCTTCGGCGAGTTTCTGTCCAAGCCGACGTGGTGAATGGTGAACCCACACAGCTTCATACTCCGGGTCTTTAAGTTGAATATTCATGTAGTCAGCAACTTCGTGGTCAACTACAGGAATGTAAGTATCCGCAGCATACGCTTGCTGTTCAGTAAGAGTTGCCCAGTTTGGTTCTTTCGGCTTGGCTGCTTCTACCGCGGCTTTGTGTTGATTCTGCAACACAGCCTTAACCGCCGCTTCAAGCGCCGCAGTATCAATAGCAGGATTAGAAACAACCGCCGCTACCGCCGCAGCTTTTTGCTGAAGTGTTTGTGCCGCCGTCGCTGCAATAGGCTGTGTATTTACAGGCCCGGAAATACTTGGTTGGTCTTTATGCTCAACTGTGGGCATTAGAGTACACCCTCCTTATCCAGCATTTCAACATAATCTTCATACTTAATACCAACCTGCTGTGCAGCCTTACGAACATCACGCTCGTAATCACCTGTAAGCACAGTCTTTTCCTTAGCACCAGTGCTTGTACCACCTGCACTGCCACTGGAAGTGCCGCCGTTGGAAGTAGAAGAAGCAAACCGACTTTTCAGTTTCCCTTCTACAATCTCATCCATGTGATCCGCAAGAATCGTTTTGTAACAATTCTCAACCACCGACGCATCATTACGTGCGGCTAGGCTCTGATTGGCGATCAAAGCATCTACCTTGCGCTTGAAGTCACCATGATAATACTTAAACTTCTCAGCGTCCTCAAAAGTCTCACGCCGGATGTTATCAGCACGGAGAGTCATGATTGCTACGGATTGAGATTCTGTGGCTTTGCGGATGGCTTCTTTAGGATTGGTGAGGATTAGGTCTTCAAGTTCTGCGTCAATTTCTTCTTGACGTTTGTTCTGATTCTGACGCGCAGCAGCATCCGCCGCATCTTTAGCCGCCTTCTCACGCGCTGTCTTATCAGCTTGCTGCGTATCCACAAGTCCCTGAAGAAGCGTCTCCATCTTACCAAGCTTTTCCTTGGTTTCCTTACCTTCCTTCAACTGATTCACGATCTCATCAGGAAGTTCAAACTTATCCTTACCCTCGTCGTCTGTCTTTTTCTGCCATGAGAACAATGCCATTAGATTGAACCTCCTTCTTGGGATTTAACGATTTTCAGTTTCTGTTCTGTTTGTTGCTCAAACTGATCTTTCAATGCTTGAATATTTGCCGGTAGATTGAACAACAATGAACACATATTCAATCTAGTTTTGATAACAGCTACTTCTTGAGTTAGTTCATGAGGTTCCTTACCAAGAGCAATACTCTGAACCGCATTAACCTGTTCTTGATGTAACCCTTTAAGAAACGCCAGCACCGGCTGGAACTCCTCCTTGAGCCATAGCTCCTGAAGGGACTTGTGATATGGAACCAGCTCCCCTAGATTGTTGATTTCCATTGCCTGCTCCTGCTCCTGCTTGTTGTTGAAACGCTGTTATGATTTTAGCAATATCCGGTAGAATAGTGCCAGTGTTTTCCTTATTGAAAGCTTTCAAAAGTCCTTGCATAGTTGCTTTAGTTGCGAGCAACATATCAAAATAATACGCTTTAAGTTCTTCAGGAATGTTCGGCATTCCAAGAGCCTGAATGATCTGTGTCTGCGCTGCGTAGTATCTATCCAGACGATCAGACAACAGAATATCATTCTGCCGTTCCATTTCTTTATTCATTGACGCCGAAGATGGACGAAGCCTAAGACCTAAAGTGCCGTCCTTATACATATTCAACGCACGCTTTAACTTCTCCGCCTGCGCACCATACTTCGCAAGTTTACTCCCAATTCCAAAATTCGCGTACATCGTCAGGAACTTCAACCCCAACTTAACATGAGCACTTCTCATATCACCAGTGCGCAGGTTGTTCCTATTATTCGCCTGCATCATAACCATCGAAGTTCCGGCAGCACTATAAATCCCACGCTTAGGATTTACAACACCCCCACCTGTACCACCACTAGAAGGATCTACACCAGTTCTTTCCTTCGCAATAGCCATGTGGAACTGGTCAGGGCCGTCGGAGTAACCAAGATCCGCGCCTGCTTTAAAATGCTCAATCTCATCCTTCTTCCCAGGGAAACATGCACCGGGAAAAATATCCAGCATACTACCCAGATTCGACTCAGGATCAGCTCTAAACAACCCCAGCATAGCCATGTTACGATTGTTAGTACGCCAGTTGTTGTTGTTGGAAACTTCCTTCTGAATCATATGAACCATCTCAGCAAAACCAGTGCCTAGATAACTCTCATCATCATAGGCCAACTTCATATCCTGATATGGTTTCATATTCTTTGGATAGTTATTGTACGCTACCCAAAGAATGCGTTCGGACCTTTTGTGATACCGCGCCTGGAAACTTTTCTTTTTACCGCCGACCACAAAGTTAAACCAAAGATGATAAATATACCAACGGGCAGCACCAGTATCAACCCCACTGCTGTCAATTCCAAAGGCGCTGTTGATCTCACGTTCCATCTCCGTTTCTTGTACTGCATCAGGCTGGTTCAGTAGGAAGTCTATGTCATCTTGAGTATAGTAAGGACTCTTACTACGAAGATCTTTGATTCCCCAGTAATCAAGGGATTCAATATGACCGTAGCATTTCATGTTTTCAAGCTTTGCTACGGAAGGATCGAAGATGAATCTGTTAAGAGGAAGAAGTTCTGGATGAGGACCGTCGAAGGATGTGAAAATTTGATCCTTAGATTGTACAGGTGAATCATCAGACAACCCGCCATCTATATAGACACGTTCAACTTCCTGCTCAAATTCATACGGCGTTACAACCACACCTGTTCCGTACTTGATAGCAGAATGATTCGTACTCTGTGACACGCGGTATAAATCCAACTCCGCCGGATCATACGCCATATCCATCAAGAAGTCTTGAACAATTGTCTTTAGTTCTTCCCCATCCTTAGTATCTATATCCCCACTCATTGTAGCAGTCCAGAGCGGATCATACATCCAAATCCCCGCTTGCACCCGTGCAAGCAGTTCGTCTGAAGATGTACCAATGATAGGAATTACAAGATTTGCAGCGCCCTCCCAAGGCCAGGAGACAGTTTCATTTTTTGGTTTTGCTTTATACAACCGCACATACTCTGGTAACTTCTCGGTTCTGAATGTTTGCAACCGACGATCAAGATGAGCGAGTTTGTCTTTGATGAACAGACAAATCTCTTTATACTCGTCAGCACCGAGTTCTTTGGAAGTTACTAGAGTAGGTGGTTGGTAAGGCATTTACCGTCCTGCGTTCTGGTCTGTTACGATTGTTTGGGCTGTTTGCGTGGTTCCGGTGATGCTAGAACCAGAAACAGTTGTTACCGTGTCTTGAACAGGACTCTGCACTTTGAAAGTCGGCGGCGGCACAGATGCACCGAAGCTTTTGAAATCCTGTGCGAGAAGTGACATGAATTTGTAAAACACAACATACGCCTTACTACTAGACGTATCCGGTGGAATCAGTGACTGTACAAGGGCACTGTATATACCTAGTGCAATATACAGTGCCATTGCTTGTTCAGGGCTGAAGGTCATATTAAGCTCCTTAACTAATAGTACAACCGTCAAGTTTTGTTACAATGATTCCACCAGCGGCGGTCTGACCAAGTTGATGTTGTGGAAGGAAGATTCCATGAGCCCAGTTAGTTTTAACCGCCGAAGCTGTCTGCATAGCAGTTGGAACTGAGTAAGTCTTACCATTGAATGAGATTGATAAAACTTTCCTGACCTTGTTGATCGTGTCAAAATCATAATCAACAACCAATTCGTTAGAATAACCAAGTACAACCAAACCACCAGACATTTTAGTATCTGTCCAAGGTGAGTTGTCAGAAGACACCATGAAATTACCGTCAGCGGCACGAATCTGGAAAGCTCCGTTATACTCATAACCCTCGCCATCAACAAAGAGAAGGCTAAACTCAAGCACTTCCACCAAACTAAGTGGAGTCAGGAGAGTAAAGTTCCACCCTGCCGCAACAGGACCGCCACCAAACTGAGTCTTAATCCCGCCATCGGGATAAAATTCACCGTCAGGATACTGAGAGCCAGATTTGGTTGTACCTTCAACCAAGAAAAGCATTGAGGTATCACCCTTGACAGATGACGAAAGAACATCAATCCTCGCCGGGTCCGTCGGCGTACCATCAGGGCCACCTACCAAAGAACCATCGGAAGGTATATGATGAGATGTTAACAACTGCTGAAAATTCGTAATCGGTGGATTCACATTCATCTCAAAATTTCCTTTGTGGTTAAAACTTCAAATGACTAAAAACCAAGTTCAAAATCCCAACTCCTGCCGCCGCCAACATTGCCCAGAACATCTTATCAATCTTAGCCGCCGCACGCTCAACTCTGTCAAGCCTTGTCACAACAGGTGGATTTTCCATTCCGTCCCCTTCATACATATCAACATGAAGTTTGGTTAGTTTCCTATTGTGCTCCTCAGTAAATTCAATAGCCATGTTACCCCCATGTGTTATGCAACCGATGCCGCCATTCGACGTATGAATTGAGCTTTCTGCTTAGACATGAATTCTTGGTTCTTTTCTTGTGATACTACATCAAACTTCCATACTTGAGGGCCGTAGCTGAGAACATCAAGAAGATCGATTAAACCTTTACGTTGTCCATAGTTTTCACACTCTTCTTTGAGTTTTGAACAGTTGTTTTGGTTTAACCAGATTTCGTGTGCTTCGATCATTGGAATGAAGTTTTCAATTCGTTCCTGCTTTGCTCCGGCGTTTTGAGGTGTTTTGAGCGGGAGAAATACAATTCCAGAAAGTTCCTCACGCTCGTGTTTGTGGTCTTCTACGAACTCGTTCAGGTGATAGAGCAGGTACTTCTGCGCCGCAACGGCTTCGACGTAGACTTTCTTGAGTTTCCACTTGATAGCCATCAAGAAGATTTGTTTTACAAACTCTTTGATACCGCAGGCTTCAGCCCATTCATCCAACACGTGTACCCGACGTGGCTCACGTTTAACACCAGTCACAATCATTGCATGTCTGCAACGTCCGTCTTTACCGATCTCTTGACCCATGTGGCTACCACCGTGGTTAGGGTCAATGACCATGTAACGATCATAAGATGGCGAAAGAACATAAACATCTGGCTCGACATCCCCGTCGGCTACATGATGACGTAGTACACTACGGTACTGCAATACAGGGGCCACGTCGAATAAACGTGTTCTGTGACTAGGAAGTTCTTTTGGAATCGAGAGCGCATTGTTCACCTTTTCAATATGGAAGTACCTAAAATCCGCAAGATCAATCTTTACCTTGCTAGGATCAATAGGGAAATTAAGAAATTGACAACTGAAATGATAAGAACCGAGTCTGCGCTTCCATTTAAGTAAGAGTTCTTTTGTCCATTCTTCAGGAAATATCGGAAAGCCAAACGGGTGTAAAGAGCAGCATCCACCAAGAGCACTGTGAGTAGTCCAGTTAAAATAAGGCTCCTCTTGGCGTATGTGAGAGTTAAGATCGTCATGGCTCCAGCGGTTTCCTACTACGATTTCATCAAAGTCTCTGCCAGGATTGTCAGGGTTACGATCAGTCGCGCCGACGAGAACTTGGTGATAGTCGATTGTATCAGCCATCACGATTGAAGATTTCCGCGCCTCTCTACCTACAAGATCGTCTTCGACGATGAGATCATAGTGTCTGCTTTGTAGCGCAGCACCGACTCCAATAAAATCAAACGTTCCTTCGCCGTGACTTCTGCCCTTAGGAGTTCTTCGCTGATGGAGTGAGTCTTTAGTCCATGTCTCACGCTCGGTGGGCATGATCTCAGGGAAGAGTTTACGAAAGTGTTCTGTGTTTTCGTAGTGTCCACTGACTTTTACCCCCAACTTC